TAGACTATAGATTATTAAAACAATTATACAAAATTGCTCATGCGTTCAGTAATTAGAACATATTTATTAACAGCAGGAAGAAATGCCCACTGCGTTATTAGCCCGTTCCCAAATTCGATAGAATTAGGAATATCCTTCGGAAAGATAAACTGAGCTTGGTCGAATCCGCCAAATGTAAACACGCCGTCAATTGATCGTATAAATATAGTTATAATTGTGTTATGATTTTTGGAATTTAATATACTAATCTTATTTGTAAGATTTCCTTTACCTACCACGTCGATAAAAGTGTACCATCCGATATCCATTGACGAAGCCTGATTATAATTAATTTGAATATTAGATGTAGTGGCAGATGTTCTTGATAGTTCAAAAAACTTACCGGATTGACACTTAAAACGGATGCTATTCCCGTAACCATTTAAGTCTCCGTTAAGTAGAAATATTGAGTCTGAAGCAGAAATAGATGTATTTCTATCCCATAGAACAATTTCATACTCCTTGCCATCGATCCCATCTTCCAGATTTGTGATAACAATATTTTCCGTATTATCAGTCCTAAATGTATCGCCAAATTTAACGCTTGGCGATGCATTTGAAGCTAATATTTGCACGTCATTATATTCCCCAGCTTTAGCTCCAGATATTGCAGTGATATTTAACCCAGTATTGTTATAACTACGTTTTAGATCTAGCTTCCTGCATAGATGTAAATTTGCAATCTACTGTTACACTACTTTTAGCTTGCTTGTGAGGCGGATTCTGACGCCGTTTCAGTGTCAGATGCTGTAGAACTATTCACTACAGCGACTGTGGACTCTGGCCCTTGCACTTCATCAGCAACCTTATTAGCTGCTGCTTCGACTTGACTTTCCTCTTTACTATCAACTGTTGGTGCCGACACTGTTTGAACGTCAGTAATAACGCCCAGCATACCAAGGATCGTTAATACAGTGTTAATCACGGCAATGATGGCTGACCAGTCGCCAGTAAACTTAATGCCAAACATGGCAAATACTTGTTGAATCAAAACGATCAGTAAGGAAATGATCCCAGCGATCAATTTACCGTTCAAGCTTCCGTCAGCATTCTTGAAGCTAATTTTTTTAATCATTATTTTCCCTCCTAAAGGAACTTTTCTGCGATATAAATAACTAACGTGACGAGCACGCCACTAACCAAGACACCGATCAACCAATTTTGAATGGTTGTCACGCGGTCAATTTGATGGCTGGCTTCAATGGACTTGGCCAGGGCCTTGTCCGCTTTGTCGCCAATATCGTCAACCTGATTCAGCTTTTCTTCGATATTTTCAACTTTCGTTTTGGTGGCAGCCACATCCTTTTGAATATCCATTAATAGCTTAGTTGTATCATCGTATTGTGCCATTACCGCACCACCAATCGCTGGCCGGGATAAATAGTGGTGTAAATCGTCTTTCCGTTCTGACTAGCTAATGTAGTCATACTTAGGCCGTTACGTTGTGCAATTGCCCACCAGCTGTCGCCAGACTTGACTGTGTAATACGTGTGAGTTGTACCACTTTTTACATATTCCAGCGTATTACTTGCCGGACCGGTTGCTAGATAGCCATAACCATTAAAACGTGGCTGACGTACCCAGCGATACCCACCTTGAATAATGGCTTGATCAGTCTTGATCGTAGTCCCAGATGGCAAAATAGTGATCGCGTTTGATGACGTTGACGCACCTGTGCGCAGCTTAACCGCAGTCTTGAGTGTGTAAGTTTTCGTTTCTTTTACCCACTTGGCTGAGTAAGCTGGTTTGAAAATGTTTTTGTTGGCTTTTCTGTTGTTAGCCTTAACTGCATCTTTATTGGTCGGCTTTACCGTTGATTTCTGATTAGCAGTGTAATAGTTGCTATTTAATTGGCTAACATCAAAGCCACCATAGCTAATACGGAACTTAGCCGTTGATGACCACTGCCATGCGTGGTTAGTTGAATACCAGTTCTTACCGCTAACCACATACGGGTAAGCAGCAATCCAGCCAGTTTTGCCCTTGATGGTCATCTTGTTGTTAGCCCATGATCCTGACGTGTAAATGTCGGCCCGATAACCAAACTTCTGAATCTCTTGCATGAAAGCGGCATTGTTGCGGTCATTGGACGCTTTGGACTGATTATTGGCTTCCTGTGATTCTACGTCCGTTGCCAATACCGCACCAACTGGTAGTCCTGCCGCTTTAGCCGTTTGCCCGGCAAAGTCAGCTTCAGCGATTGCTTGTGCCTTAGTGGCGTAGCGCGCAAAGTGGTAACCATTAATATACATTCCCGCTGCTTGTACATTTGCAATGTTGCTGGCAGCATACGGGTCTTTGTACGTACCACCTTCACTAATCTTGACCGTAACAGCCTTAACGCCAAATTCATTACGCATCGAAACGTATTCGGCGGTACTCATGTAGCCGTTGTTATTCGACACATCGACCATATCCATGCGCGCGGCACTGGCATTTAGCCCTAAAAAAAGAGCCGCCATGGTGGCCGCTCCTGTCAGTGCTAGTTTACTTTTGAGTTTCACTCTTATCATCTCCAATTATCTTCCTAAAATTGCTTCACTAACTCGATCTGCAATTAGTTGCATACCTTTATCACCAGGATGCGCTGCTTCCCCTGAAGATTTGACCGTCCATGTTGTACCATCTTCACCAGTTCGTTTTGCTCCAATGAAGCTCTTAGTATCACTCATTCTGGCAATGTCGGTAATGTCAATTTGTGTAGCGCCAGCTGCTAGACAGGCTTCTTTAAGATCTGCTAGTAGACTGTCGTCCGCAAACCACCGAGCAATCCAGAATACTCGCGCTTTTGGCGCTTTATTCTGGATGTTTCTGATGAGTGTTTCGGCGTCTGCTTTAAAGGTGGCTTTTTTGTCATCACTATTAACATTGTCAATTAATTGAACAATCACGACATCAGTGTCAGCATCCAAGGCTGGCGCAATTACGGTATCAAAAATCTTTTGTCGGCCCAAACTAGTGGTTTCCGTTTCCCATTGAGCAGCACTTAGTCTTGGCTGTACTACAGCCTTAGGATTTTGCTGGATAAATTTTTGACGTAATAAAGCATAGTAGTCATGATCTGGATCGCTGGCTGCCATCCCAATAGCTCCACGCGTAATGGTTAAGCTATTCCCTATGATTAAAACTTTCGCTGGTGCCGGATTATAGACCGTTAACTTGCCATCATTGTCAACCTGTACTGCATACTTATTACCGTTTGGAGAAGTCAAGTTAACGGCATTTTTAAAACTTTCTACCGATTCTAAGCGACTAGCAAGTAGGCCCAGCCTCTGGTTAACATTATCTAGTTTACGGTCAAGTCCGCTTTCAATCACGCTATAGCTGAATGGTAGTAGCGTATCGCATGAATAGAAAACAAATCCAGAGTAAGTCGGATTGGCCGTACTATGCACATCATCCTGAATTAAACTTGTAAAAATTCTGGCATGTGTCTCATCAGGTGTATACGTTCCTAGCGCAGACAAATCAGCAAACAATCGATACCCGGATTCTAAAGGGATATTTGCATATTCTAAATCAAGATGGTTATACCCCTTTTGTAGTTTCCAAGTATAGGCTGTTTCACTAACTAATAAATTATTTTGGTCAATTTGGCCAGTTTTGAAAATGTAATCACCAGCTGTGGGTGCATAAACATCAACTTCCTTAAGAACACCATTATCAATATTAGAGGCATTATCGAAAGTTCCAAATTGCAATCCCATGTGGTCATCCGGCGTAGCAGAACTTAATATGTCCACGGATTGTCCAATTTCAGTCTTTTCTCGTAGGTTAACGTTCTCTAACTGATCATTTTGTGTTTGATAATTAGCATTCAAACCGATGGTGTTAGAAACCGTGAGGTTCTTTAGAATTGCAGTTCCAGCCCCAGCAATGGTAAACAATACACCAAATTTATTTGAAAGATTAGCCTGAATAAAATCGCTTGGCGTAAAACGATAAACTGATAAATTAACCCCGTCTGGAGTGACCTTTTTCCCAACAATTTTGCTGTCATCAAAACGAATGCGCAAATCACCCAAAGTCGTTGGACCAGTAATTCGATAACTTAATGAGTTATTAGTAGATCCGGCTACCATTGTGATATAAACATCTTTAGTCGTATCAGCTTCTAAATAATATCCAAACCCACCATTTCCAGTTGTGGCAGTGCGCTTGAAAATCAACAAGTTGTTAGTGACTTTAAAACTATCACCCGCAACCCCATAAGCTGCATGATAGGTAGTTAAGTTTAATTCATTATTGTCAATATTTTGAATGTTTTCTGTCATACTATTTTCTTACCCTTCCAAATATTAAGCATACTGAGCCAAGCGGTAATTAACTAGCACATATTTATGAATAGCCGTCATATACTGCCAAGTCGTCATCAGCCCAGTACCAAATCCAAGGTCTTTCAGTGGAAGATCACTTGGAACAACAAATTGGTCGGGGTCAAATCCCCCAGGTGTGATATGGTCTTTAGTCGACCGTACAAAAATAGTCAAGTTGGTAGCGTGTAGGTCGGGGTTATTAATATGAACTTTTACAGCCCTATCGGTATTGGACTGCGCTATGTCGATAAAATTATGAATTCCAGGTTCAATGTTAGCATTTGTTGCACTAGTTTGATAGCCGCGGTCGATTGCCCCGGATCGACTGATTTCAAAAAAGTTACCGTTTTGACAGCGAAAAGTAATGCTTGACCCCCAGCCACTGAGGGCACCGTTCATCATATTAATCGTGTCACTTGAATCAATGCTAGTGTTGTTATCCCAAATTATTACAGTGTAAATTGCTCCAAAGGTAGCGTCTTTGAAACTCGTGATTAAAGTTTTTACAGTGTTTGCAGTTCTAAATACCCGGCCAAATCCGATGGACGGCGTTGCTGATTTATCCAGCAAATGCAAGTCAGCGTATTGCCCAAACGGTTGCCCAGTAATTCCTACCACCGTCATGCCAATATTACTATGTGTTGCATCTTGAGCAGCTTCACCCTTAGTTTGCAAGTGAATCCCATTCACTAGTAAATCTTTTGAATAACGTGCTCGTACTCGGCCACCAATCTCGTTATAATTACTAATATTTGTATTGGTAACTGGGTAGCTGTGATACTTTCCGTTGCCCGTGTCGCCAAGCTCATCGCCAATCATGATCCCATACACGCAATTTGTATTAGAACAACCAATGAATTGGTTGTTGTCGCAAGGAATATTGTCAGATTTATCTTCGAAATAGTTGCGCCGATATTGGATAAATGAGGCTCCCGAGTTCACTGCCCGGCAGTTAATAACCTTATTGTCTCGAGCAACTCCTAACTTATCGGCGCCTTGCATGTTGTCACTGATAATGCCAAATCCCCATTGAGGCGTACCCGACACCAAACAATTCTGAAAAACTGTCCGCGTGGCTTTGCTAATAAATCCATGAATCCCATTATATGCTTCGCAATTAATAACTTGAACGCCATCAACTAGACCGTCATAAGATTCAATTAAAAATCCATGGCTTTGCGCAATTGTCAAGCAATCTTCAATTTTAATTCCTTTAACCGTGCCACGAATATCAAAACCATTCGTAAAGCCCTGAGCGACTACGACGCCTAACCCGTTAACCATTGAACCCGATGAGCCTGTTGTAAAGAATAAGCCACCACCTCTAATAACAGTTCCGGCCGTTAAATCATTACTATCGAAAACCGGTTTTGTCCCAAGTAAAGTTACCTTCTTGTTGATGATAACATTATTAGAAATTTTGTAATTTCCGGCTGGGAAGACAATCTTAGTACCCGGATTTGCAGCTGCAATTGCTTGATTAATTGCTGTCAGATCATCATGATCCCCATCACCCTTAGCCCCATACCACTGCACATTTACAGCTCGGCTACTAAATTCATTATTCAACTTATCAATGAGGTTGGACCCCATAGGTTTAAAAGAAGTTAGTGATCCCAGCAACTCGTCCATTTGGCCTTTAGTGAACAGGTTACTCTGCTTTATTTGTACTTGTAACGTCGTTAGTAAATTCGCTGTATCAGCACCCTGAGCTTTCAAAGTCGTAAACAGATCAGTTAATTTTTGCTTCCATTTATTCAAGTCGCCATCAGCATCGTCAATCAATAACTTTACGGCATCAAGGAGCTTCTGTAATTCCGTCCGGAACGGTGCCTTATTGACAAACATATCGGGGTCACCACCATAAACGTGGAACCAGACATTAAAGGTTGTGATGCGTTTACCGTCAGCATTTTGTAACCCCAAGAAGCCATAGAAATAACCTTCCTGTGGGAACACAGTACCGGGAAGATTCATTTTAACTCGGCCTAGGCCAACGATATCATCGCTAGTCCCGACATAGCTAACTGCTTTACCGGTCTCAGCTGTCACTTGGTTATTCTCATCAAGGCTGCCCACGAAACCGGTCAAGAATGGCACTAACCCATCTTGAAACTGTTGCGCCAATCCATGTTCTTTAAAATGGACAACCAATGGGACTTGTTCATCTCCCACCCGGCCGTTGAAGCTATCACTCAAGTTAAACGCATCACCTGAACCAATTTGTTGCTTGTACGTATCTAATGTAATCGTACTAATCATTTACTCACCTTCCTCAATTTCTACTACTTTGCCGTTAACAATTTGAATCGGTACATCATACTTAGTCAGAATGTTGACGATAGCTTGCATGTTCGTCTCGTAAATATTTAGCTTTTCAGACATATCATCAAATTTATTTTTTAGATCATTTACTTTAAGTTCATCAGTATCTAATTTATCCAAGCACGGTTGTATGATCTCGAAATTAGAAGCCAACTTTTGATACCAATTATGGTCTAGCGGAAGTGTTGTTAATTCATCTGTCGCTAAAGCTTGTTTATCATTGTCCATTCGGCATTACCTTCTTCCAACTAACAACACCATTATTATCAATAGTTGGTTTCCAAACAGTGCCATCTTGGGAAACTAATTGATTGTTAGCATTTAAAATTTTGTCAATTTCTTCTTTCGTGTAAAAATCTGTAACGTCGATAGTTGGAATAGTTGGTTTATTAGTAATATCTTCCCATTTGATTGGGAATCTCTTGCTAATAACATCAACCGCATAAGTTACAATTCTTACCGCGTTTTTCAATGCAAGACTCATGAAATTTCACCTAATTCATTAAGTTTGTCGATCGTATCATCATCAGTAATTAAATCGCCATCTTGTAGATCACCTAATGCTGCCTGTAATTGAGCCATTGCTTTACCAACGTTAGTATGAGAATTAGTAATGTGTTTAAACATGGCAACATTAATATCATTGACTGCCAGACTAGCATTATCGAACGTAATCGTTGGCAACGAAAACTGATTAAATGGATTACGTTCATAACCGTTAAGCGCTACAGTAGTTTTCCAATCAAGGTTAGGCATAATTAGCTTTACCGTTTCACATTGCCTAATAATCACATTCCAAGCGGTAGTAGTAAGCGTTGCAATTGGTTGTGCTTGAACTGTTTGTCGAGCATATTCAGTCATTGATCCTTGATCAGTAAAACGCTCATCACTGAGGGGATCGCCACGTTGCAGTCCCCACTTTTTAACACTGTCATCATCACGATAAGTGAAATCAACTTGATACTTAGTTTGTGAATCATTTGTGCCACTGCTTTTATCAATTGGCTTACCCAAACAACGAACCTCATTGACTAAACTAGTTGTATCAAGTGACAATTTAACGTCTTCAACATCATGTTGGTAAAACAACGTATCAATAACAGGTTGCTGTTTTAGATATGTTGCACTATAAAAAATAATTTGTTGGTTATTAAGAACATAACTGGCATCGAATTTACTGGTATAATCTTGCAGAAATTTATTGAATGATGAATTACCAAGATCCTTAATTTGAATTTTAGAAAAATCACCAATAAATTTAGCTGTCACCCCTTGGTCGTTATTGGCGAGCATAAAGTTGACTGCATCTGCTAATCCGTAGGTTAGTGTCCCAATTCTGACATTATTTTGGCGTACATTATTGGCTAATCGGTAAAACAAGTGACTAGCCGTAACCTCATAAACAGATACCCCTCCAGAAACTGTCTTGGTACACTGTGTAATAACATAGCTTTGCCCGTCATAATGAACGATATTCTGTACGTCTAGCAGTTTAATAGCCTGCTCGTAAGCCAAGCTATCAGTAATCGCAAATGTCACTTGCCACTTTTCGTTGACCGTCCAAGATTCTTTAAATGTCTCTTGCAAGTCAGCTAGTGGCAACCGTTCTCTCTGCTGGTTAAGCCGATCACTGATAGTTAGCTTTGGATATTGAATCATCAATTTAGGTACTTGAAATAAAAGCTAACAGTACAATTCAAATCTTGACAACCAGTAATCTTGAAATGATTGTTACCGCTGGCTAACCGGATAATGCCGTTGTCAGTATTAATTCCAGCTGCTTTCCCATTAATTTGTGGATTTACGCCAATTAGCTTAAACGTATCACCAGTTTTTAATGGTCTCGTACATGTAATCGCATCGCCAGTCGTTGTGTTAGCAATTGTCGGTGAACCAATACCGGTCAATGTAATATCCAAATAATCGCTCTGCACCAAGGGATCAACTGGCAGTTCACCAATATTATTGACATCAAATTCAGATGCGCTGAATACATAATTTACTGTATCAGTCGGTAGCCCTAAACCAATATTTGGCATCTCATTAATATGAGTTGACGGCATAATACTTTGTGCAACCCCAGTAAAGTTATTTAGTGTAACAGTGATCATCATCATCTTGTCACCATAATATTCAGCAGTAATTGTCTTTTCACGGACGTGATACATGCGACCACCACCATTATCAAAGGCAACCCAATAATTATGACGCCGTATTAGAAAGTTTGATAGTGACTGGAAAGTTAGTTTTTCATCAGCATCACCGTGGCAATAAGCAACGAACTTCAAAACTATGTCACGTTGACCCAAGCGGCTACTAGCAAGCTGTTGACCATCGCGTGTACCTGCAGTTCGATAGGTATCGGCGATTACTGGTGGCAACCAATCAAAATCAATTAGATACACGTTACTTAAATTGTGATCATCAAAAATTGATTGCCAGAATTGACCATCTTCACTCAAGGCAATTTCAATCGGGTCAAAACCCAACGGGTTCGTATATTCGCCAAATAAATAAGCGTGCGGTTTGTCCGTACGCCTTGAAAACACTTGCATATTAACCTCCTAACTGTTCTGCATTCTGAACGTTTGAGCGTCTTTTTGACGCAACTTAGCAGCTAAATCGTCTAGTAGTTCCGGCTTCTTATCAGCGATAATTTGCAACAACGCATTGGCTTGCCGCAATAATGAATTAGTCTCGGCATTATCGTCTTCGTGATTGTTAGTAGCCTGAGTTGAGACGGGTTGAGCACGCATAGTTGTGTCCATAGCCTTAGCTAACAGTGGATAAGCCGTGACATCATAAGGATTAATCACAAACTCATGGTGTTGGTTATTATCGCCAATGATTGCAGTTTGCTCGTCAAATACTTCGCCACCATTTGCAAATCGACGACTACCTTGTGGGCCACTATGCAGCCAATCAACCTTGGGAACACCCCAAATAGAAGTATGCCCAATACTGTTTCGCCAATCAGAATTATTAAAGAAAGCTAACAGCTCATCGAGCGGATTCATCCGATTAGTATGTCCTGGCATCGCAAAAGCAGCAAATGTTCCTGGTGTATATTGCAAGATACCACCGGCTTCATTACCCCCACTATTCACATCATGAACAGTTTGAATAACAGATCTACCGCCAGATTCACTCATGATAGTCGCTTGTAGAAGTTCACTGAAGCCTGCTGGAAGACTATCAATATGCATCATCTTGGCAGCTTTCTCAATTAAGCCTGGATTATAGTGACCAGCCTTACCGTCAGATACTTCCAATGTTTTTTTGGTGCTGTTTAACATTTCCTTGAACTTATCCACTGCTATGCTTGATAGCTTGCTAATGGTTCCACTAGCTAATTCGCCAAAACTAGCTGCCCCTTTAAATAAGCCATCAGTAGCTTTATGAAGTAGCTTGGAAATATTTCCAAGCGGATCTTTGAGAAACTTTCCAACAGCCTCGGTCTTGTCACCAATCCATGAGCCAATGTCAGATAGCTTGCCCTTAGTCCAATTAATTGCATTGCCAACAATACCGCCATTTGCATAGTGATCGACACCGGCAGACGCCATAATAGCAGCTGTTTCATCACCATTGTATACTCGTGTACCAGCTGGCAAAGGTAGTACTGCATTACGTTGGTGCGTCATTTTGAGTTCACCAGAAGGTAGTTGTAACAATTCTTTCCAGTTCTGACCAGCACCATCGTTAACCATCGATAAACGAGTATGCACGACACCACCTCGAGCAAATTTAACTGGCTCTAAATGGTGAATGCTGGTCTTATGACCAGTGAAGAATTTCCAAACTGAATCAATCGCATCAACACCGGCATTAATAACACTTAAAACGCCGTTAATGCCATCTTGGGCGGCCTGCTTGATGCCTTTCCAGACATCACCGAAAAAGTCCCCTAATCCATTCCACATTGAATGCCAAACGGAGCTAATTGAATCTAAAACATCACTAATATGCGATGACAGCCAATGGGTAGCTGTCTTCGCTATTTGACAAATTCTGTCCCATATATCGCTGAAAAAGCTGCTGATACTATTCCAAATAGAATGCCAGATTCTTTTAATCAAATCTAGCGCATCTTTAATCGCATTCCAAATTGCTTCAATGATTGGCAATAACAATGCTTTCATTCCTCGCCATACAGCGCCAAAGAAGCTACTAATTGCACTCCAAACTATGTGCCATATTGAGCGAATCCCTTTTAATTCAAGATCAATAAATTCTGAAATTGCTTTAAAGATAACTTTAACTACTGAATAGATTCCCTTCCAAACAATATGGAAAAATGTACTTATAGCCTTCCAAACAGCTTTCCATACATGAATTACTGGGGTGAAAACAGTTCGCAGGAAATTTACCAGCTTAGACCACAGGCCCTTAACAGTTTTGATGGTAGCTTTAATTAGGTTGGTGAACGGTTTGATAAAAGGCTTTAGGATAAGCGCAGCTAATCCAACAGGAAGTAAAAACGCATACATTAATACTTTACCGAATCCTTTTAGAATATTTCCAATCGTTTTTAGTACCTGCTTAAAGCCTTTCGACACCGTCTTTATGATATTACTAATTTCTTTACCAATGGCTTTTTCCCAGCCAAGCTTTCCTGTAAAAAACTTTTTTACAGTATTTAAAGCCTTTTGAGCACCCTTAATCAAACCAGAGAACCATTTTTCAGCGCCTTTGAATGTGTTAGAAATATATTTTCCTATTTTGCCAAATGTACTGGTAACAGCTTTCCAAATACCATTAACAAAGTCCCTAAATTTCTGGTTGTGCTTATATAGTTCATATAATCCAACACCGATTGCGATGATAATTGCCGGAATTAACAGCCATGGTGTAAAGGCCGCACTTACCAGTCTTCCTGCAATAGTCGTTAAGTGTAATGTATCATTCATTTGCTTGAGGGCCATAACAGTGGTTAAAATCTTTTTTGCAACAAAAAACGTCGTTAGCGTTGCAGCAATGGCTTTAATTGCACCGTTGTTATTTGCTAAAGCCTTTAATCCTGAAGCTAAACTTCCTACTGATCTTGAAGCGGTTTTACTGTTATCAGAAGCCTTTCCTAACGGATTAATTAAATGGCCTAAAACCGTCACAACGTCTCCAATCATTGAACTGAGCACTTTAAAAGCAATAGTTAGGCTGCTTTTAACAATGCTACCAAATGCTTTGATGTTGCCAGCATTATTGGCAAGCCAAGCTGAAAGCTTATCGACTGACTTACCAGCGTTTTTAACCATCCGATCTAGGGAGTTTGTAAAGCCCTTGCCAGTGAAATTATCGCCAGCAAAGGCTTTAGTAACCGTAGCGAATCCTTTGCTTACCTTGTTGCCTAAGTCTTTAAATAAATTTTCGGTATGACTTTCAGATACCCATTTAGAAATCGTACCAAAGATTGGATTTTGCGCTTTTAGCAGCGGTTGTTCAATATCACCTAGAAGTTTTGGCATTTGTGCTTTAACCGTCCGTTGCATACCAGTCATGGTCTTTAACATATTGTCGGCCGCTTCACCATACTTATGATTACCTAATTCAGTAAAAACGCTCTCAAGGTCTTTACCAGTGATTTTTCCTTGCCGAGCCATATGACGCATTCCTGCAACGGTTGTGTGCTCATGCTTAGCTAGTGCTTCATCAATCATTGGGAAGTAAGCGCCTATTTGATTTAATTCTCCAGCAGACACCTTACCAGTAGCTAATCCATGAACCATATCTTGAGTTACTGACTTCATTTGATCGCCAGTCAGCCCGACAGCATCACCCATATTCAGCATGGCTTTTGACAAGTCATCGGCTTCAGATTTACTGGAGTGTAAATGGTAAAATCCTTGTTCTAGCTCGTTAACTAGATCACTAGCTTGACCAGTTTTCTTACTTAAATCATTGATTGTGCTGACCATACCTTTGGCTTGATTAGCTGATCCAGTTAAAGTTGTCCATGTTTGTAACATAACCTGCTGTTCTTTGTCAAAATCATAGCCGGCCTTGGTTGCTTCAACAATGCCGTCTTTAACTTTGTCATAAGCGCTGTACAGTGCATTACCAACAAATGTGCCTTCGATAATGTCACGCAAGCGATGGCCGTTTTCACGTGTTTTTTTGGCGCTCTCGTTAAACTTTTGGAATCCCTTACTGAAGCCATCTTTTACTTTTAGCGGCAATGAATGTTCCTTGGGAATTTGTTTAATTCGCTCGTTGAAATGTTTGAACATATTGGTGAACTTATCCTTAGCGCGCAAAAACACGGAGCGCTCCTTAGGAACGTCCCGCACTTTGCGTGAGAAGATGCCAATGTTTTCATCGTTGATTTTAGACTTTAATGTCGTCACAACATCATGTGGAATCTCTTTGAGATGGTCAATTAGGCCACTAATCTTTTCACGGATTGAATTGCTTGAATTAGCGACTTGGTCTTTATACTCATTAAAGTTAGCTTTAGCTTCGTCCATCGCTTCCTTCTGCTTGGAAGCGTAATTGTGCCACTGTTCGCCACTCTCACTAACTTTAGATCCCATGTTAGCAGCAGCATGAACTGCTTCGTCCATTGCTTGGCGTGCATTAGCAACCCCTTGGCTAATCTGATCCATAAATTTCCACACAAATGTCTTTTCAACAACTGCACTCATTAATCGGCCTCCTCTCTATCAGCTTTTGCTTCCATTAGTCTTCGATACATAGCCATTTGAGGCGTATCAGGTTGTCGTTCTTCGGTAGTTCGATAATCAGTTAATTTGCTAATCTCGTTTGCAATTTGTTCGTCAGACCGTTCTACAACTTCGCCCAACGGTTGACTGAGTTCAACTCCATAGGTTGCCTGTGGCATTAAACGAGCGTGCATTTGTTCGCGCTGCTGATTAAGCATGTTAACCTGATAACCATGCCAAACAGCTTTGAACTCAGCTGGCGTTAGCTGTTCTAATTGTTCCGGAGTTACTCCTGCGCTTCGGGCATAACTTATTGCGGTGTACCAGGTTGCAGAACTTTTTTCAGCTTGTCCAGTTGTGCTTGAAGTTGTTCCATACCCAACTGATCCTGATTGTATTGGTCGCTGCCCTCTTTTTCTGAGTCCAGCTTCTTCTGCATAATATCCAGAATCTTGTTGTATCCTTTGACAAAACTGGTAAGCTTCCGCGCTAAAAAATTATCAGCGTGTAAAGATTGAATAATATCAGAATAAGCGGCGTTGGTCTTATCATCGTCAGCAAAGATAGTGTCTTCGAGCGCTTCTACTACTTTGTCACGACTAGGTTGCGAACGCTTGAAGTAAGCTAATGCGTAATAATAAGCATTCACAATTTGATCAGGGTCTTCATCTAATAGGCCATCAATAAGAACATCAAAGCCGTCACGACCGTTTTCGCTGAGTTCTTTCTTTACTTGGTTAGCGAAAGCATAGTTAAGTTTAGGTGTACAAGTAGTGCCATCAATCATTAAGTTTTCCATAATCTAAATTACCTCCATTATTTTCCAAGTCCGCTAGTGGTGCCACCAATATCGGTGTTGTGAGCGAAATCAAACATCTTCAACCCGTCAGCTAATAGTTGTGGGTCAAGTTCAGCCACATCTAGCACACCATCTTGCGTATTGCCATCAATATTGTAAGTGATATTAGCATGTAACAAGTTGTTAACTGCTTCGGTTTCTGGCAATCCATTAGGCTTAGCCATACCAAATTCAGCGGGTACAGTCTTAACTTTCCCACCAGTATCTAAAGTTGCTTCATTGAAATCCATGCGCCAAATGCCAATCGCCACATCTTGTTGAACTGCTTTTTTAATTCCATCGTGAATCTTGTCACCGATTGTCCAATACGAATCAACGACAAATGTTTCTGATCGTGAACCAGACGTATGCAAAACGCCCTGCTTTAAGTTAACTGCCGAACTAGCACGAGTATTAGTTGTACTAGATGCAGCTTGTAATCCCAACATTTGAATCAGAGTTGCTTTATCATCCCACGGGAATTTGACCCCGTATAAAATTTTGTCAGCACTCTTTGTTTGTAGCTTTAATCCAGCCATATAGTGTTTCCTCACTTTCCATAGACAAAAATATCAAATAAATAAGCCAACCGAGTTAACGGCCGGCCTTCTAAACTGTTATCACTTAATTTACGCATTGACGAGCTGTCATACTTAGATGGCCATTCGGCTAGTGTCAATCGTTGCATAGCATTAGCAACTTTACGGCCTAATGCGTATGCTTGACCAACATTAGCTACATCAGTATAGACATCAACAGCCACGGTACCTAAGAAATAATCCAAAACTTTAATATCAGTTTGCTCTTGCTCGTTCTGCAAGCTGACAACTACCTGTGGAAACTTAGTTGGCCGTTGCTGGCCGAAATCATATACTGGAACGTTAAATGCTCGCAGACATTTTTTAACGCTCAATAGTAAGTCTTCCTCCGGTGACATATCAATCACTCCCCAATACTGCTAAGCGCATGATGCGCTCAAATTCATTATTAAGTCTCATTGCGATTTTCTCGCCGGTTGGCTTCATAAAAGGTTCGGCAGCCATTCTATAAGTGCCATATTCTACGTAGACACCATAATAATCAACGCCATCTTGACTAGTTAGCGGCTTCTTACTACCACTCCCAGCAATGGCTGCCAGTGCTCGCTTCTGATCTGCAACTGTTGCCATTGGCATAACAGATACCGACTTACCATCGTCACTAATCTTGATTTTTAGCGTTCCTTGCAATGTCCCAGTTGGCTCGTAACCAGACTTACCATGTCCAACTTGAGTGCGCTCTAAGCCTTGTGCAGCCTCTTGCTCACGTGCACCAGCATTCTTGATAAATGCTTTGCTAAGCGCCACGGCTCGTCGATATTCCTTATTGGCTTCTTCCATGGCCTCTGGCATACCATTGCGCGCAAGCCCTCTGGCAGTCTCAAATAATTGGTTGAAATAATCAACGTCAATTGAGAATGTAACGACAGGTATTTTGTCATAGTTATTCGCCATGTAATATCACCTCGTTATGGATAATGTAGAATGCTGTTTGCTTGTCATGCTGACTAACTTTTTGAATCTCATGCACCGTGTCGTTATCGCCTTCAACATATTCACCATCAAAGCCAATCGCGTCGGCCTGATAACGTCCATAAACACGAATAACAGTTGCATTGTACACCGTGCCATTGGGGGCAAATGTTAAATTGACCTGTTGAATATTAGCTGGCACTACTTGGCTTCGATAGCTTGCTTGATGATTAAGGCCGTCAGGATCTTCATCAATAAGCTTAGTTAATAGATAAACCTTATCTGGATAACGCATACCATCACCAGCCAATCGCAGTAGCACCGCGCGTTGTTTTAGCTTGACCATCTACCCAGGCTTGAAGATCTGGATAGTAGGGTGCTAGATCGTTAACGTTGAACTGAAAAGACAGCCCTTCTTCACTGTGAGACTTTTCACCTTCGTTATGAAATTTATTGAACTTAGTCACGGCCAAATTCTCTACAATGTAGTCTAATCCTGATGGCAAGCCTGAAATTCTAACTGAACGGCCCAGATATAAAATAATGGCTTGCTCCGCGTGATTAATATATAGTGTCAATCGTTCTTTTTCACTATCGGTTGGAGTAATGCCTAATAAAGTAATGACATGTTCTAATGTCTCATCATTGTCCTGTGCGTCACTCATAGAATGCCTCCTGACTAGTGACCGAGGCCTGATCCCGGTACGATAGGATCAGCACTAGTTACAAACTGTGCCATTGGAATCAATTTTTGATCGTAGACTTTTGTCCAGTTAGTGCCATCAGCTAAGTCGTCCATCGTAGGATAAGCTTTGCCCGAATGCTTGGAAGTGAAGTTACTTTCGTTCCAAGACAACCCTTGTGGTGCAAAGACAAACCGACGGCGGTTAACAAGATAATCAACACCATGGTTCTTTAACGGATCACGATTAGTTTCAATCGCATTAGCGACTGGCAATTCGGAATAGCCAACGGCACCTTGAGCAAATAAATAACTCGTGTACTTGCCACCACTTACTGGTAAGCTGTCGTCAACCACAATTTGGACGCCTTTAATCTTATCACCAGCATCAGGCGCTTGAATTGATGTTGGTACGTTGCCATTGCCATTTAAGACGAAGGTTGAGTTATTCTTGGCGTCAACTAGGTTGGCATCTTGTAATTGACGGAGAACGTCAGAATGAACTGCTACAATGGCCAAGTCTTTATAGCGATCGCCTAATAAGAAGCGAGCCTTGTTGAAGTTCTTCAAGCTGAACGTGGTATCAGTCTTATCAGCAGTAGCGTCTAATTGATTGACACCCTTCATGCTAACTGAACTAAATACTCCCGTGAGAGTTTTTAGCAAAAGCTTTTCATAGACGTGTGACCAATAATCGCTGACTTGATCACCAATAGCGCTTAAAGGATCCGCACCTGATAATTCAGCTGACAAATCAGTTGCACTCCAAGCTTGATCAAAGCCTAATTTCCGGGCTTGTGCTAAATCAGTAGTAATCTTGTTGACTAATAAATCCGTTGTGTCATCGGGCACTTGAGGATCATTGTCAGCTAGTGGCTTGAACAGCGGCATGTTGGCTACTTTGCCAGCGCCTAATAATGCTGCAATTTGTTGTACGTTTTGAACGACACCACTCGTAAAGAATGCGTTGTTTTGTGTTGATTTTTCAGCTAAATAAGCCCCCCAGTTTTCAGGGATTTTCATATCACTTAATTGGGTAATATTTCCGTTTACCATAATTTATCTCTCCTTATTATTTTCCAACATAAAACGACTGGCTAATGGGTTGGGCACTAGCAATTAATTTTTCAGCCTGTTCTTTGTCGGTGTTATAAATTTCAGTTTGTTTTGTTAAATTCCAACCATCTTTGGACCATGGATTATTAGTCCCTGCTTCTAGTGGTGAAGTATTGTTGCTCCCAGTAGTGACGGCTTGCTTACCAGTCAATAACTTTTCAGTAGCCGCTTGTACTTGGCTATCAACGTATTTCTGCAATAATCCTAGATTATCGCTTGTGGAATCTTCGTCAGCACCCATAACCAGTGGTAACATGTCAGGGCTAATCCCCTTGTCGAGTAACATTGACTTGGTCTTGTATTCCTGAATCTGAGTTGCTAATTCTTGATTTTGTTTAGCCATTTCAGCTTCGCGTTGTTTACGATCAGCTTCAGCCTTTTGTTCAGCGGTCATTTTAGCTCGTTCTTCGGCCTGCTTTTGCGTATCAGCCAACTGCTTTTTAAAGTCAGCTTGCTGTTGATCAAGTTTCTTAGACCATTTAGCGTGCTGTTGACCAATCAATTCATCAATTTTAGCTTGTTGTTCATCAGTAAATGTTACCGGTTCATCAGACGGCTTACCACCTTCAGGGTTGGTTTCCGGATTCTTTGGTTCTTCACTCATTAGATAACCTCCATTTAACGTCTGTCGACTCAATTCGTTTAACGCCCGTCGGCTAAAAGTGCATAAAAAATAGACCTTTTAATGCCATATCTAGGGCAACAAAATATTAGTCAAGTTCATTTAAGACATCTTTATAATCCATTTGTACTGGAATTACATTGCAGTGACAACGTGGATGAAATGGTGGCACGTTCATACCGACCACAGCATCTTTAATTTCAACGATTGTACCATCGTGGCCCTCACAGTATCTACAAACATGAGGATTATCTCGTGTAACAATCTTTAGCTTGGTAAAGCCTAAATTGCTGTATTGCTTGGCACATTCCTGCGTCTGAGTTGCTTTACTCTCAGTAACTAAAATACGCTCCATATCAGCCTTGGTTGACATGTAGCGCTTTTGCATTGTTGTTTCCCATAAATTTTCATTAGGATTAGGCTTGCCAGCAACACCTAGTTCTTTTGCAACAATTTTGCTAATAGAATTAGGGTTGACATGATTTTGCATTTGAAACTTGATAATGTTATCTAAATCAATTGCTAAATTATTGGCATTTTTGAAGATTAAGTCTAATGAGGTATTCTCAGGCTCGTTTTGAGCGGCCACTCGATACAATGCACGACGTCCAAGCTGCTTATTGTACCCACCTAACCCACTACCAGTTAACTTAGTTACCTGTTGAACGATTTCTGCCTGCTTGGCTTGAACTAACTTGTTAACCTTTAATCCCATGTTAGCAACATTAACGCGTGCTTGAGCCTGGGCTACATCTAAATTAGTTTTGTAAGGTAGATTATTTAATAACGTGGCTAATACTTGTTCTTCCACAGGAGTAGCACTCTGCTTTAACTCAAGCACTGCATCGGTTAACTCCTTAATGTCTGCGTCATCGGCATTATCTTGCCAGGTTACGTTTTTGTGTAGAAAGTAGGTTAAATTCTTAACCTGGGCATGATGTGAACGTTCAATAATACTGATCAACTGTTGGAATACTGGATCCTTAACATCTAAAATCTTAGCCAAAGCATGAGCCAGTTTATTAATGTCCATAATCAGCCTTCTTTCGTTGTATCCTCACTGTTACTCATTGAAGGTGCAGGAGTCGGATTACCGGTTGCAAATATGTTGCCTAATCCACCATCGCCCTGAGCGTAGTTATCGTCATCTTCCTTAGCAGCTTGAGTATCATCTTTAACACGTTCTGCTTCAGTATCAGCATTGATTCCAGTAATTGGTTCAGCCATGTCGCGAATTGTTTCGTCGCTGAATTTGCCTGTACTATTTAGCAACTGGATAAGTTGTGCGGTTGCATCATCATTCTTAGGGAGATTTGGCATGAAATTAGCTTTAACCATCGTATTCCATTTATCATCACTAATTTGATTTAATGTTTGCCAATAGCTAACGCAAGCATTCAGGCGATCGTGTAAGCCACGTTTGAACAATGTTTCCTGTAACTTACGTTCTTGATCACTGCCCCAAAGTTTATAAGACATAGCCACACCGGATGCGTTAGAAGCAAAGTTTGGATCATTAACATTAGGAGTATTAGTATACTTGTGAATTTCGTTGATAAGAAAGTTCGTATACGTTGACCAGCCAGCAGCATCATACTGCTTAGTTAGATATTTAGCGTCTGGTTGAATAATATGCTTGGCAGTGGAACCAACGCCACCACTTGCTGCGAACGGTTCTAAGTACCACATATGATTTTTAGGATCAACGTTCGGGTGAGCCGGTTCCATGATAATTGGCTGACCGTCCTGGCCTATTTTTTTATTACCATTTTCGTCCAGCAAATACTTAGGTTCTGTCATATTAGAAAACTTACCAGTCAAGACGATATTGGCATTATTGAAATCTTCCTGAAAGTCAGCCATCATCGATACACTTTTGTCCAGTGCATCTAGTTGGTCTAGTTCAGGCTCCCAATCGCCTAGCCGCTCATCATTATTGCGATACTCGGTTAATGGGACAGTATCGAAAAAGTGTGGCAATGTATCATCTAAGACTGCATTGGCGACGGGTGAATTAGTTTGAGGTAATCCGCCCTGACTATGGAAGGTGAAAAGCTGACTATCGGTATAGACCTCATAGTGTTCTACCAATTGATTATCTAAGATACCAGTCTCATAATAGCGGACACCAACAAGTGGCTTGTGATCGACGGTATCATCATAGATCACAAATGCTTGTTCAGGATCAACTCGAACTAATCCTAGATCAGTCACTCCGTTTTTAACGTATACGAGATCATATGCTCGGCCAGTGATTGATAAGTCCTTCGCTAGTTGCTGGTTGACATAGTCTGCATTCGTATTAGTGATAAAAGTGTCCAATACATTTTGGAACTTTTGTGCTTGGCTATCATCTACTTCAGTATCATCTTGTAGCTTTAACTGAATTGGATTACCTATTAAATAGCCAACTCGAATGCTTGTCATATAACGAGCGAACGCTGCCGCCACTCGATTGTTAGCATGGTAAGGGTTATTACTATCTCTTTGCTTTTTGATTGCGTTATTAGCTTGATAATAATCATACAAAGTTTGAAGTCTCGATACTTGATGATTTTGATGATGGTTAATAAACTGATAGACAATCTTCATTAATTCTAACGGCTGTTCTGAAACTGCCGTGTATGTTCCAACTGGCATCGTGTAGTCTCGGTTGGCTTCACGGTCAAAACGTTGTTTTCCATAAATACTATTAATAATCATTCACTCCCATCTGACGACCAATCGCGTATTGTTCATCCCATTTAACACCTAACGATCCATCGTAATCCCCCATATATTGGCGAACTGCATAACGTAAGGCGTCAATCGCATGGTTGTCTTGGTCTTTAGGCTTGCTTAGCGTGTTACCCATGCGATCGCTATCAAAGACGTAACTGTTTAATTCACGCCACAAATTCTTGCATTTAGGGTGAACGTGAATTTGATATTGCCATAGTTGGTCAATACCAGCCTCGATCGGTGTTTTTACAACGCTATCAGCATTGACAATTTCTAAATCATTTAACTGAGCGGTTCTTTCAGGGTTTGCGCTATCTGCGTATATCCTAGCTCGTTCATAGCCGTTAGCTTTTAACCATTCAGCAATATGTGGTGTTGTTTGATGATAGGTATACATCTCATCATAAACCCATAGTTGCTTATTGCGAACATCAACAGCAACGGCAACGAAAGCGTTAGGATCATTACCGAAGCCGTAGTCCAGGCCAAATCCTGTTTGCCCACATTCTTGTATTTTGTCCATAGCGTTAAAGTCAACTTGTTCAACGTTATCTTCAAATACTAGCCCTTCAGCTACGCCCCAGTCGCCATCAACGACCGTTTTGGCGCGTCTAGGGTTAGTTTGGTATAAACTATAGAGCCGCTGCTTATATTCGTCAGAGACGAACTCATTGCATCTAACGGTGGTCGTGCGAACAAAGGCATCATCACGTTTCTGGTCGAAAAACTCACGCTTTAGCCAATGGTGCTCATTCCATGGGTTAAACGTGAGTGTCACTTGATAAAAGACTTGTGGATCATTGCCACGTAACGATTCAATTACCGTTTGTAACTTGCTAAATGATTCAATTTCATAGGCTTCTTCTACCCACAGCCAACACAATTCACCAGTAAGGACATTAACTGAAGTTAGTTTCAACGGATCATCAAGGCCACGAAAGATTATTTTCTGGCCAGTTGGCAAGTAAGTGATCTCTGGCAATGACTCGTTATACTTAAAGTAATGCGCTAAGTGGAAGTCATTAATAGCCTTCTTGCATTCCACGAAGGTGCTAGTCTTGTTGGTATTGGCATTACGCCTTACGACCAAGATATTTGACCAATGATACTTAACTAACCGGTAAATTAAATTGTGAGCGGTGGTTACCGACTTCTTCGATCCACGACTGCCTTTAATCACTCGGTAAAAGTGATGATCACGCCAGAAATCGGTATAACCATGACCAATCATCTTAGCTAAGTTAACTTTGATTTCCATCGTCTTGGTTGTCCTCCTTATCTGGTGTCAAATTATCGTTAAATACAATCTGAACAGTTTCATCAGTATTACTTATCTGTTTAGCTTTAGCCTCCGCAATATCTGCATCAGCTTTAAGCTTGCGAATCTGTTGTTCAACGAGCTTATCGTTGCCCGGATAACGCTTTAGTATTTCCTTAGCAACAGCCGTTTTGTCCTTGGTAGTTGGTGGACGTTCAATAGATTCAGCACCGTCAGCAGTACCCACCACTACGGTTTCTAGCTCTTCACCACGAAGCACTCTAGTGTAAAATTCCATAACCTCTTTGGCGTCTGCAATCTTGCTAGATTCTATCTCAGCCATTTGGTCATCGATGTATTTTTTAATGTCAGGTTTTGTCAGGTTTTCCTGTCCAACTGAGCGGGCTGAGCGTTTACTATACCCCGCTTTACGAGCCGCATCAGCAGCATTGCCAGACTTGATATACTCATCGGCAAACTTTTGCTGTTTGGGCGTTAACTTTCGTGTCATTACATACCACCACACCTCCGTTTTTAAACCAGTCGAAATCGACGGGTTTAGAATTAATTACTAATACAACTTGGCTAGATCATTACTAGCCAGTACGTTATCTAGCATATTGCCTAATGGATTTACAATCTTTTCATCGTTGCAGATATTGTCAAGTCCAGCCTCGTGCATCATTGCATGTACCATTTCGTGCATGAGCGTTTGACGTTGCTTTTGTTGGGATAACTCTTTGCAAATGTAAATCGTGGCATCAGGATAATCAGTTAATCCCCAACAAGCATCTCCAGAATCTTCAAGCCGCTTCTTTAAAACAACGGTATAATTAATACCACTGATTTTTACATACGCTGGTAGTTTCATGCTGCACCTCCTTATTTTTCTCCAAACTAAAAGCGCCATGCTGTTTAGCACGACGCTTCTTATCCTTGTACCATTAATCTAACCGAGCATCAACTTGAACCCATTCTGGCGGCTCGTATCCGAATTATTAGAGTATGTTTGTAATAACAGTTCCAATATCAGTAGATTGGCTATTATACATAAATGGTGTTATTGTTTTGGAATTAGCTATAGCATTGTGAACCTTATCATTGCTTAAAATTTGTTCGATTTGAACAGGGTCTGCTTTTTTGTAAGGCTGACCCAAACATTTAGATAATTCATGGTAAAGTTGCACTGAACTCATACTATGCGATGTCACTAATTTAAAGTGTGCTAGTAACCAAACCTCAAAGTTCTGATTGGAAATACCAATATTACATTTTATTCCTTTACCTTTTAATCGTTTAACTTTAGATTGCATTGCTTGTATTTGCTGCTGAGAAAGATTATCTTTGTCAAAAATGATGTAAAATTGAGTATTATTAGAAGGTTTACATTTAGGATTATTTTTCATCATAGATGTTGCCTTGTCGACCCAATCCGTGCCACTGCAATTCAAGATATGGATAACGTGCGTGGCAGTTAACCTGTAGTGCTGTGCCAAGGATGTGAAGAAAGCCTTCTCTGTATCCCCTTCAACAAAAAAAACAATTTTAGGTTTTATTGGTCTCTTTTTTTTCGATCTACTCATACTTCAAAGCCTCTACTAACAACTTTGTGTTAACCATTTGGGTAGCTCCATACAGTCCCTCAAGATATCTTTTCTTATAATTAAAATCACCCCGCTTCAATTCTTTATCATCAAAATCAAAAATACTAAACAATTCACTTTCACCAAATTGATTCTTTTCTGCAAACCAAATCTGATCTTGTCTCAACTTTGTATCCATTAGTGACAATTCATGCGAAGTTAGAATAAATTGGTTTGTCTGTTCTTTATTATTTATTAAACTTATTAAAGCTTTTGCCAGTTCTAGATGATATGATCTGTCAAACTCATCAATTAATAATACTTTTTTGGTATTGCTTAAAAAATAAAGGGCTAAAAACATAAATACTTTTGTCCCAGTACTTTCATTGTCAAACCCTATTGGGAATTCACCCTTTTCTGATTTATGCCACGAATAAACGTCATAAAAGGTAGATGTAAAATAAGAATCTTCGGTATCTATGCTCTCTTGTATAGACTCAGGGATTGGTATCTTCCGTTTTCTTTCCTTGACCTCGACATCAACAATATTGAAGTCTGCGGCTTGTAGAAAGATTAAAAACTTAACTTTAAATTTTTCATCTTCCAATAGTTTAAACATGTTATTACTAATTTGATCAGTACTTGCAAGTATTAGATCTTCAGAGAACCAGCTGAATGCTTTTTTAGCATATTTTTCATTGTTTTGTTGCGCAAAGAATAACAACAACTGATTTTTTCTAATATTTTCCTGAACAGGTTGCAATTGTGCAGGCATTCTTATAAAGTGTTGTTTTTCTCTAAAAAAAACCAGATTGTCATCAGAACAGAGTTTCTCTTTGACTATTTCTTCTGAATTATATTCTAAAACATAGTTGTACTGAGCATCGTCTTTTATAAACGTGACCTTAAATTTAGTATTTTGTGTGTTATCACCAAAAGTGTCTGTATCTAATGATTGAAGTTCAGTTGATGTTGGCCGTGTAATTAATCTTTTCAACATTATTAAGGCATTGATTAGGTTTGTTTTTCCATTTGCATTAGCGCCAAATACTAATGCTGATTTTAATATTCGTTCATTGTTTACAAGGATCGTATTACTATCTTTATATTTTCTTACTCGCTTACCTGTTTGCATTGAAAAATCTTGTTCATTTTTAAAAGATCTAAAATTAGTGACTTGAAAATCAAGTAACATATTTTTCCTCCGTAAAAACGTTTTTTCGTTCTTAAGCCATAATACCTTCTACATCAGATTAATGTCAATTGGTTTTTTAACTATAACAAAAAACTCCCGCCAATAAGCGAGAGCTAGTTTGAATGTGATTGGTGTGGAATCGAACCACACACGGATTCAAACCGCCTTTCTTCTGGTAGATCATCACCAGTTACAACCACACGTTATACAGTTTTAGCCCTCATGAGTAGCCATGCTGCATAACTATATCGCTGGTAGGCCTCGAACCTACATCCCATTGTGGCTTGCCAATTAGCCCACAGCGATACTCGCATTTAACGGCCGACGTTAAATACGAAGACTAATACCGGCGGCAGAGAGGAGCGCATCACCCCTTATAAATCCGCCGGCTACACAGATAGCTAGATTTGAACCAACATATACGGTTTTGGAGACCGCCATCTTGCCAATTAGATCATATCTGCTTAATAATGGTACTTAATTCAGTTCTGTGCGCATAAACTAATCCATATTGACAATGATCACTGCTGGACCATCAAAGCTAAAGACTTTCTGGTCTCCAACAGTGATTTTTGCTTGCTCCTCTAACTGTAAGCTAATGGTCTGAATACCTAAGCGAGATTCTAATTCTTTCGAAAGCTCCTTAGTTGTCACATTCTTTAAGTCCATCATTTCATCTTCCTTCCTTAATATCAACGTAGCCTACTGGACTCGAACCAGCGACAACCTGATTAACAGTCAGGCGCTCTACCAACTGAGCTAAGGCCACAATAATGCTAGGTAATAATTGCCCGGGGTGGCTTACCTAACATTCGATAATACTAATTTACTCCCCTTTTTGACTTATTTACCGGAATCAACACGGAAACTTGTCGGAATTTACTCGGAATTTTGTCGGAGTAAATTCAGTCCTCGTCGTAGTGAGCAATAATCTCTGGCTCATACTTTTTAACGATCAGGTCTTCCACGCCATCCGGATATATCTCAGCGAACATTAACTGGGCTTGTTTCAAATACTTATTAAATGTTTTGTCGGAGATATTCAGGCTAATCATGCACTTAGTTTTCGAATACCGTTTAACATAGAGCAGCATTAATAGCTCTGAATATTTCTCCGTTTCTTCATCAATTGTAACAGCTTCAATGACCTTGACAACTAAATTAGCCATAAAATCATCGTTAGCTTTACTAACTTGCTTGTCTTCAATATGGTTGCCATAGCTAGGACTTTTAGGCATTCCGTCCATTGCTGGACTTTGCAGGTTGAAATTAACCCTGCGAGCTCGTAGTCGCCATTTCCAATAGTCTTTTAGCACCCGTTCCGCATTAGCAATTGTTCGTTCTTCATCAACGTCCTTAAAAATGCTCTCCATCATGCCACCCCTTGTTTTGACTGTGCTATAATTAATTTTGTAGGAATCAATCGTAGCGGCGTCAGTGATGGCGGCGCTTTTTATATGTTATACTGGCAACGGTCATTCGAGTGGCCCTGTGACTAGTCGCCTTAACAGGCGGCTTTTTGTATGCTATACTTCAGGCACACTTGTTTAGAGCTAACGCTACTAGTAATGATGCGTTACTTTTTGTTTGCAATTCTTAAATAATGGAACTATTCTGTAGTTGCACGAATGTATCAAGCCCAGCGTCTTACCATTTATTTGGTAAGACGTTTTTATTTGTCTTCCTCCAATAGCTCCGAGTTCTCATGCACGTTTCCAATAACTTCAAATTGATTACTCCAAGAGTCGTGCAGGCACGGTTCAATTAAATGCGGACCTGCCGGCTTTAAAAACACACCCGGTCTCCCAAACAAATCTTCTGAAACAATTTCATTAATGCTTGGCACCATAGTTAATTCACTAACGTCGGACCACGTTTTAACAATATCGCCTTCATAAATCTCGTTGCCATTCACGTCTTTCAGGCCGGTAAACTGCTCCAATTTATAATTGCCTGGATCATCCTCATATTTCATTTCTCCTGAATCATTAATATCCCACCAAATATGTGAACCATCCAGGCTCATTACTGCGTTAATTTCATTTATATATTCAGAATCGATCTGATTCCACGCTCTAAACTTAATCATCGTCGCCATCTCCTATCAAATCATCTAGTTCATTAATGGCCTGTTGAACACCAGCAGCCTCACTTTTAAGCTCAAACATCAAACACTGGTTGCGGTCCCTCGCCAATCTCCTACGCAACTCTTTCATTCCACTATTCATTTGCCGGTGCTTCCGTTTAATCGTTGAACGTTTCTTAGTGTGTTTAGGCATAACTCACAGTCCTTCCGGTACACGCTCTTTAATGTACGTGTCAAATTGCCGCTCAATTTTACGACTCTCTCTGGCTAACTGATCCACTGTTGTAATACGTTCACTACCGGTCCGGATTAAATACCCACGAAGCCAGTGCAATGCGTCCTCGACGTTTTTACAGTGTGCTAAGGGTGCTTCTACCAGCCGATTAATACCAGACTTTTCATCGTAGCTAGTTACCGGATGACCATGGCTGTCTAATGACATCCTGTTAACCTTAACTTCGTATTTGTCACTAGTCAGATGATACTGTCCAATTTTCATATCAATCATGTTTATTCGTCCTCCGTGATTTCATCTATTTCTACTCTAGGATTTCGTTTATCAACGGCAAATTCGTCCTGAAATCCTGTGATGTGCTTTCGATTGTCGTTGCCTAAAATCCCAGCCTTCATAAATCCGTCCAGCACAAACTTTTTAGCAAACGCGATATTATCCGCATCTTTCCGGTTGTTCTTCGTGTACCACGTAAATTTAAGCTTGCAAGGCCAGCTGAATTCGACTCCAGAATTTCGACTAGCCCGCGCATATACACTACATAAGGCCGTGTAACGCTTCTTTAGATTAGCTGCGGCGTATCTGTTGGCCCTTTCAGCCTTGATGTACTCATTTAAGCTAGGTAGCTCGCCTTTGATCACGACTTTGCTCATACTTTCGGCACCCGGCTAATGTAATAGCCATTAACGATCCCGTTAGACATACTGGCCTGTCTAATCGAAAATTCTGGGGCGCCAATCCTTTTACATAATCGTGCCAGTGTTTGATAGGCGATCACTTCATCAGGATTGTTATACTTCTCAGCACGCCAGTAATCGTTAGTCAGTGGCAGGCTGTATTTGTGGACTAAATCATTTACCCGCTTAAGCTCAATCGACGTACTATCGGATATTTGTCTGAGAGAATGTTTGCCATGCTTATGTGCTTGCCGAATGGCTTTAATATCTTCACGTTCTCCCTGCTTCGGATCTTGTTTCATACTGGCTAGGTAGGCCGCATCACTGCGCACATTAGTCCCAGGCTTAACCAGTCTAACCGGGAACGGCCATTCACCAGATTTGTAGTTATGTTGCGCGAGCTTAAACATTTCCGGTTCGGGCCCGATTGCTAGTGGGTGATCGATATCGGGTAGATCAGCGTTAATTACTAGCACCTGTGTTTCATTCATGCGCTCACCTCTTTTACTTGTCATAGGCTAACTTCCTTTCAAGCTCTTGTTCGTAATGAGCGTGTATCTCATTCGTGCAGTTAGGGCATGGCTGTACAACCCAGACACCTTTCATAATCTCAACATGTACAATTTTTGTTCCGTTGCATTCACACATTAGAACGATACCTCCCGTTTGTCTGGGGTCGCCGCCGTAAAGCTGATGACGTGCCCATTTATGCCACGATATAGACGCGAAATGATTTTTGGATTATAAACGCTAGCCAAGTCGGCACTACCTAAGTTGGTCGTGATAATAGTTCGCTGGCGATTATTCACGATGCCAAACAACACATTTTGCACATAATCGCTGGCTTCCTTTCGGTTCTTGCTTTGATGGCTTTGGAACGTCGCTTCTGAGCCTAAGTCGTCAAGTACAAGCAAGTCTGCATCACTTAGCAATTGAACCATGTTCTGTTCGGTATAACGGCTGTCAGGATGGCCGAAACTGCTTTTGATTAACCGGAACAATTCATTTACGCTAACGAATAGACACGCCATTGATTTATCTGCATGATCATTGACCGCTTTGGCAATAGATAAGGCCAAATGTGACTTACCGCGCCCCGGCAGACCCGTCAATATCGTGTTGTACGTAGTTTTCGGGTTTAAATACTCGCCAGCAATCTTCCGTGCCAGCTTTAGGTTATTCGCTGACTCCGAACTGTTCGGGCGGAAATTATCAAAGTTGGCATCCATCAGGGTCGGATCATCGAATATCGAGTCCATAGCTAGCACGTCCGAGGTCCGGCGCTTATGCCAGTAGTCATTGGCATGGTCAATAATCTTGTGGTTTTGCTGTTCAATTTTTTCTTTGGTACAAACCATGCAGAATGGCTGGTGTCCCTGCATGTAAACCATATTCACCCCATGTCGGGGGCAAACTTGGTCGCTGGTCTTTAATCGCTGTAGCTCAGGAAAGCTAATCCCTCGCGCACTCTTAGAAATCGTTTCTGACATACGTTTGTGCCTCCCTTGATGCCTGACCACCGCTAGTCGCAACTGGTTGCACAGGTGGTGTCATATCGTACTCGTCCATCCATCCTCGACCACCCAGCCAGTTTTCTAAGCTTTTTGTGTAATACTCACCCGTGCCATGTAGCTTTAAGTAAGCCTTATAATCGTTAATCTTGGCAACAATGGTCTCTAAGCTAACTCCCTCAACCTTGGCTGCATAATAAGCATCATAGGCCCTTTGAAAGTCACGCTTCTTGGGGTAGATTGACCAAACTTGTTCAGTAAATTCTTGCTGGATACGGTCACGAAGATCACTCTGTTTGGTTTTATTTGGTTTGTTATTATTTGATTTACTCTGTTCTGATCTGTTATGTGTACTTTCAGACTTTGAAACTGGGTTATCATGACTGGAAACTGGGTTTCCATCTTCGAAAACTGCATTATCAACATTGGAAACTTTTGGCAGTTGATACCTTTGATCAATTGAGTGATCCTTTTTCTGCTTAGCTGCTAATTGATAATTCTCCTGAATCCGTTTCGAAGTCAGCA